TCCTATAGGTGCGACCTTCAGGACATGCTGTTGCAGCTAGCTCGCCAGCATGCCGCCAGCCAGGAGACTGCCAATGCCAACGATTGACCTGACCGACGAGCAGGCCGAGGAGTTGCGGGATGTACTGCAACGGGAGATTGATCACCTATCCGCAATAGCTGCGTTACCTGACGCATCCGGCGAGTCGATACAAGATGCGCATGTCCGCTCCGTCCTGTCCGACATCCTTCACATACTGGAGATTGCGTGATGACCACATACACCGTCACGCTGTCCGGGAGGGAGCGTGAGGATGGCGAGAAGCCACGCGACTACGTTGTGCTGGCACATCACCTCGCGGGCGCAGTGGAGCAGGCCACGGACGCTGAAATGCAAGGCCGGAGACTTCAGGACGAGTGCGACATTTGGGTGGAGCGATGCCGCCCGGGGCTGCACGCTGACGGCTACTTCATTGATCTACGAACGGAGCGTGCGTGATGACCTTTGAGGACTGGCGAGCGACACAGCATCAGGCCACGCAAGGTCTGGAGCATGACATTCTGGACGACAACTTCGGCTACGTGCCGGACAACGTGCTGACGGTGTACGTGTACGACGGCGCCGGCGTCTTGTGTTCACTGAAGGACGGCCAGTACTTCACGCACATCGGGCGGTCGGAATACACCGGAACTCTGGAAGCGGTTGAGCGCCGCCTGTGGGATGATCACGCCAAGCATGAGGTGGGATGATGGACCCAACTGCCTACAAGTACACGGCGATGGCGTTCTGGATGGAGCACATCGACGCAGACGATGACGAGTTTCTGGATGGCGACATCGACGCCATGGCCGAGGCCCTGGATGGCACCGCCCAGGACATGGCCATGTTCTATCTGAACCATGGCGAGTCCCCGTGGCTGTGCTTTGAGGAAGACCTCCGGCAGCTGGAGTGCCTGCGTTCCGCCTGCGAGGCTCTGCTCCTGTACTGGAAGAACGGCACCGCCGTGGATGGTGGCAGCGAGGTGGCCGACCGGGTGCGGGCGGCCCTGGCGATTAGATCGACTGCGGAAAGGAGCGAGTGATGACGCGCAGATTCATCAACATTCCAAACGGCGAGCGCGAGTCAGTGCTGCGTCGGTACAAAATCCCTGGTCACAATCAAGGGTTCGTCAGCGTGTGCGCCAGCGGCAACTGCTACCAGACCTTCCGCGGCATGGCGTTCTGGCTGTGCGAGCTGCCCGCCGGGCCTAACACCCGAGACAGCATCATGGAGCTGTGCCTTCAGGAGAAGGTGAAGCGTGAGGCCGAAGCCCTCGCTAGTTCGATTGCCCCACGGATGCGCATTCTGCGAGGAGGCAAGTGATGCCAGCGATTGATTGGACTGCCGACCAGGGCGAGGCGGTGCGGCAATTGATCTTTGACCGCATCGAATACTTAACCGTGAGCGAGGTGCGGGCGGCTCGCCGGAATGACACGGCCGATCTGCGATTCATTCGACAAATGTTGGGCGACATGCGTGACATCCTGAAGAACCTGGAGGCAGCATATGCCATTTCCTGACAGTGATTACCCCAGCATCTTGCGTGGGAGGGACAAGCGTGAGAGCCAGCGGTTGATGGCGGCGGCGCCGGAGATGCTGGAATGCTTGCGTCGAACAGTTTCGCTGCTGAAATACGCCTCTACGGACGGCGGGATCCGGGGCTGCAATGCAGATGAATGGCGGGCGATGGAACCGCGGTGCGATGCAATCATTGTCAAAGCAGAAGGGAGAGAGTGATGGGCATTACCAATCCGTCTGCCGCGTGCGAATTGCACAGTGCGTTGGCCGACATGCTGGAGGAGTACGAATACGACACCGAATGCCATGAGCGGACCGGGATGGCCTCCCATTCGCAACGCGACATCATTCTGCGGGCGAAGCAGGCTATCGCTCACTTCACTGGAGAGCCAGTGGCACCGTGCTACTGGGAGGCCGAGGACTACGAAGAACCGGAGGACGAGTGATGGCACATACTGAGGGACCATGGGATGTAGACGATGACACCCTGGAGATTTTCTCCATCACGCCTGGGCATTCGACGGGATGGATCGCCAAGGTACTTGGCAATGACGACAACGGCAGGCGCCTGCCGCCGGACGAGATGGCTGCCAATGCCCGCCTCATCGCCTGTGCCCCCGCCCTTTTGGAGGCGCTCATTGCGATGCGATACGCCTTCACATCGGATGGCACGGACGGTCAGCACAAGGCCTGCCGAATGGCGGATGAGGCGTTAGCCAATGCCACAAGGAGTGACACATGATCCAGCTTCAACTGACGGCCCGGCAGTTCTTCTACCTCCAGGCGGCTATCCGCCGGGACGAGGAAGGGCTGGAGGACATGGCCCCGTGGGACATCGATGGCCAGACCGAGGAGTATGAGGCAGACCTGAAGCGCTGCCGTGAGGTGGGTAGAATCCTGGCTCGCGTGGAGCAGGAACAGGTGGCGGCACACTGAGGAGGTGAGTGATGGTGGATGCGTGGTTGGTGCGTGGATACACGCTGCCGTACGAACATGCCCAGCTATGGGCCACCGCCAACCGGCGAGTGCTGGGCTCACCAAAGTTGCGAGACTATCTGGACATCATCATGGCCGATGGTTACGGGAGCGCCCCCGATCACCTGCGTTGGGTGATCCGCGGGAATGTGAGTGAGATTGTGGCGTGGGCCGAGCAGATCAGGAGGGATAGCGATGCTGACGGGTGACAAGACGATTGCGAAGCGTGGGCTGCGGGCATGCCAGCAGTTCGCGTCTGCAACCGGGCGGGATATCGATGAGGATCAGGGCGTGATCATGCAGGACTTGGCGGTGAGCCTCCTGCATCTGTGTGACCAGGAGGGAATGGACCCTTTCATGTTCATGCAGAAGGCGTTGAAGAAGTTCCAAGACACCCTTGTGGAGGAGGACTACTGATGACGCAGTGGTTTGACGTTGATCGCGATGGGCTGGCCGCCATCCTGGAGCGGCGTGGCAAGTCCTTTGCCATTGCCGAGCTGGTCAGTAACGCATGGGACAGCGGCACCGACAGGGTGTCTATCACCATGGAGCCAGTGGACGGTCGGCCTGCGGTGGATATCACGGTGGAGGACTGGGGCGAGGGGTTCGATGATCTCGCTCATGCCTACACCATGTTCGCCAAGTCCCGGCGGGCCGGCGATGCGGAGAAGCGCGGGCGGTTCTGCCTGGGCGAGAAGCTGGTGCTGTCGGTCTGCCACAAGGCGTCCATCATCAGCACCGGCGGGGGCATTGTGTTCGACGGCGACGAGCGACGGCGAACGCGGGCCAACCGCGAGTTGGGGACGCAGTTCCAGGCAACCATGCGGATGACTCGCAGCGAGTACGATGATGCCGTGGATTTCATGCGGAGGACCATCCCTCCCGTGGCCACAACGCTGAACGGCGAGGCTGTCCCTCGCCGGGATTCACTGTGTCGATTCTCTTGCCGCCTGCCCACGGAGATTGCCGACCCAGATGGCAACCTTCGCCGGACCATGCGAACGTGCGACGTTGAGGTATACGACGGGTCAGATGGCGGCGAGATCCTGGAGCTTGGCGTTCCCGTTGTCGAATGCGACATGCCGTACAGGGTCAATGTTCTCCAGAAGATTCCGCTGAACATGGACCGGGACAACGTCACTCCGGCATTCCTCAAAGCCTTGCAGGCAGAGGTGCTGAACCACATGCACAACACGCTCACCAGCGAGCAGGCGTGCGAGGCGTGGGTCGCGGAGGCCGGGGCCGATTCGCGTGCCACAACTGAAGCCGTGACCAGCGTGGTGCGTCAGCGGTTCGGTGAGCGTGCCGTGATTGCCGTGCCGGGGGATCCGCTGGCCAACGCCCAGGCAGAGGCCAGCGGCTACACCGTCGTCCACGGAGGTGCTATGAGCAGCGGCATGTGGGCCAACGTCCGCAAGGGCAACGCCCTCCTGCCATCCAGCAGGGTGTTCCCGACACCGAGTGCGGAGCAGCGGTCGCAGGCGGCGGCACAGGGTTCCTGCCCGCTGTGCGGGAGGTGAGCGTAGACGAGGTGCAAGAGTTGGTGAACAAACACAGGAGAAAGAAATGACTGACAGCGATGTGATGCAGGACTTTTTCGATGCGTTCACGGTGGTCAACAAGCTGAACGCCATCGTTCAGGTCAACGAATTCCTGGCTGGCCGGCACGGCCTGCTGGAGTACGCGCCCAAGGCCGACTCCGATCCGCGGCATGTGCTGTCCTGCATCCAGCGGATCTACAAGGGCATCGGCCCCAGGCTGTTCAAGTCGTTCGTCACCCTGGAGAACGTCGCCCCTGCCGAGGGCCTGGACGATGTCTGGGCACACTGGTGCCCGCTGCCCCCGGATGTGGAATTGCACAAGCTCAACTACCCGGCGGGCGCCATCCCGCTGTGGAGCAACGGCACCCAGACGGTCATTTGCAGGATGCGAACCGACCAGCATGGGAATGAGGAGTTCGATTTCGGAGTGTGCTAGGAGGGCACCATGTACAGGGATGTTCTGAGGGCGCTCACGGCCCTGGCGGTGAGTGTGCTTCTGCTGCTAGCGGTGCAGCTGAAGGAGCTGGTTTTGCGTATACTTATGGAGGTTCCCCGATGAGCGAAGGCATTGAGTTTGTAGTGTTCGGTTTCCTGACCCTGTGCCTCATCTTCTGGCCGTCCCGATGAAGCTCTACTGCTACGTCCGTGTGTCCACTGATCGCCAGGAGAACAGCGCCGAGGCGCAGGAGTCCAGGCTCAAGGAGTGGGCGGCCAAGCAGGGGATGGAGATAGAGCGGATCTTCCGGGACATCGATCAGTCCGCACACTCCATCCAGCTGAAGGCCCGCAGGGAAGGGAAGCTGTTGTGGGATGCGCTCGCACCAGGGGACACGCTCGCGTTCACCAAGGTGGACCGTGCGTTCCGTTCGCTGGCCGATGCGGCGCCGGCCATGCAGACATGGCGGGAGCTGGGCATCAGGATCCGCATCCTAGACCTGGACCTGGACCTCTCGTCCCCAGCCGGCGAGCTGTTCTTCTCGCAGCTGGTGGCGTTCGCCCAGTTTGAGTCGCGCCTGCACGGCCAGCGGAAGCGCGAGGTCTACGCTCACAAGCGGGCCAAGGGCGAGCCCTACCACCGGGTCCGTCCATACGGGTGGCTGGTCCGCAAGGATCGGAACGGCCGGCATTGGGAGGCCCTGCCCGCGGAGCGCACCCTGGCAGCGGAGGCCGCAAGCCGCAGGGCGCAGGGGCATGCCTACTACAAGATCGCTAGCGACCTTTGCGTTGCCGGCCACCGGAAGCCCGGGGGCGGCTACTACCACCCGGCCGACATCCGCTGCCTGATTCGCGCTGCTGAAGCCGGATTCCCAAGGCTTCCGCAAGGTTCTTGGCAAGCTCCCGACTACGAACAGAAGCTGCGCGCAGCGAGAGAGAGTGGTCTTCCGCTATAGTCCGCAGGGTATGGCACTTCTGGAACCTGTCTGTCGCCAGCTCTTGATCATCCGGCAAGTCGCTGATCGCCATCGCCAGATAGTCTGGATGCTCAACGACCGGCAGCAGATCGGCCGCCTCTTGCAGGCTGACCTTCCAATCTCCAGGCATGCGAGTGGTTCGCTTGATCCACTTGTACATGGAGTTCATTATCGCCCGGGCGAAGTACGCCTTCGGGTAGGGGAGCCGGGCCTTGTCGTAGGTCTTGGCCGCCTTGGTGAGGGCCAGGAATCCTTCGCCTTCTAGGTCTTCGATGAACGCCGACCGCTGCCATGCGGGGCGGTTCTGGACGAAGAAGCGGGCCAGCATCCTGGCCAGCGGCATGTATTCAGCTGCTAGGGCTTGCTGTTTTTTTGAGAGCTGCGATCTCTTGGGCATGCTCGTTCAATCTATGTTCATGCTCCATGAGGGCTTCCCGAAGTTCCTCCACAACTTCGGGCAACGACTCAACAGAGCTTGCGATGACCGCCACCTTGGCGTGAATGGACATCGCCCACGGAATTACGGCTGCCGCCACGGTGACGATCAGCATCCAGCCCTCCACCTCAAACGTCATGCTCCGCCTCTCTGATCATGCGAACCAGCATCAGACCCGCGTACGGGTGCAGCTGCCCCTCCTCAACGTGCGCCTTGACGATCCTCACGGCTCCGTCCGATTCTTCCTTTGGAAACTGATAGATGTGAGTATGTCCGTCATACGTGGCGATGATTCGGTTAATGCGTCGAAAGCCCCAGCCCGAATCGATCTCATGTCCGTCCGGTTCATAATCCATTTGGCTATCCAGTTGGAGATGAGCGAGATCAGTACCGGCAGGACGAAGATGAGGAAGAAACTGCCGTGCTCGGGGTGCGCCTTGACGTAGGTCTCTTTGATGCGGCGCCGAAACTCCCGCATAGAGACCGCCCCGTCCGGGACCACCAGGAGACCAACAAGCGCCACCTCTCGGGCATGGTCACTGATCCCTCGGGTGCCTGTCTGAACGAGGCATAGGTCAGCTACTTCTTTGGCGAGCAATGGCAGTCCGCGCCCTTTCGTTTGCACTTGCAGTCTGGTGGGCATGGGCAGGGTGTCTTGTGCCCGTCGCCGTGGGTGATCACGCCATTGACGCACTGGCAGCAGCACTCCGGCGCAGCGGGTGCGCTAGTGGTGTGCAGAACGTAGGCCGCCTCCACCCCGATCACAGGGACTAGGTCGGGATTCCACCAGCTGGCGACGGCGAGCAGAAGGCTACGCATTGAGCAGTCCAATCGTTCCGTAATCGGGGAGCTTCTGCGGGGGGTAGCCATCGACATCCGAGTAGATCCAGCAGTCATCAGCTTCGATGCAGACCTGGAAGTCCTGGTCCCGGACAACGATCATGCCGGGCACCCAAGGCGGGTAGTCTGCCGGCCATTCCTTGGGCGCTTGGTTCCACCGGCCCCACTCCTGCATGAGGAACCAGACGCGGAACGGCCAGAACTTCTTCGTATCGTCATAGCCCCCGATGGCCATGTCATGGTTCCAGCCTGGGGACACGCGGCTGTGGTAGTGCTCACGGTTTGGCTCTGCCGCCCACGCTGCATACTGCCCACTGTGCGCCGCATAGCCGTTGACCATGGCGTCCATGAGATCCTCCTGGGACTTGCACAGGGTGATCTTTCCGACGCTTGTCTTCTTGCACAGTTCCTTGACGTTCTCGGGCACGCCGCGGCTGCCCCACTGAATGCCCAGCTTGTTGTATTTCGTCAGGTCTACGATGCCGTGATTTTCCCGGGAGAGGAACCCATAGTCCCGCTCAAACCTAGATGCCACGGAGGGGCTCATGCCCTGGCCACCATGCCCACGGGCTCCGTAGGTCGGCTCCAGCGCACCCTTCTTGTAGAAGTCCCACGGCTCGCCATGCGCCAGGATGCGGGCGCAGCGTGTCATGTCCCGGCAGTTCCGGCTTCCATGCGCGACACAGTCGCCCGTGATCTGGGCCTCGGTGAACGCTGTCGGATCCAGCTTGCACAGGTAGCCGAACAGCAGGGCCCGCTTGCCCACCCCCATGCCCGCGATGTTGGGCTCGGAGAAGTAGCCCTGCGGCTGCGTATCCAGGAACCTCGCCCTGGCCACGGGATCGTTGATGTATCCCGTCAGCCCCTGGTTCGCGTAAGCGTTGAGCAGCGAGTACGGAGTGTCTAGGACGAAATCATCTTCGGCCACACTGACGCTCCACTTCCTTGCAACCCGCTACGATCCGTTCGGCAACCGTCTTGCCGTCCTGCTGCGATGAGAGCGGGACGTTCTCCAGAGAGAGGTGCTGCGACAGCACCAACTCCACGGCCTTGTCCAGGCCGGGGTACTTGCCAACTAGAGCTGTGCCGCCCACGGCCAGCCGCAGGGCGTCGGCGTGGATCAGACGCCATGTCGCCGTGGTCGCAATCAGGCGACCCGAGTCTCTGCCAGTAACGTCAGCAAGGGCTCTGTATATCCCTGCTACCGTCGCCCGGTCGGAGGGGGTGGCCGACGATAGGGCGGTCGCTACTGGCCCATCGGCGGCTGGCCGTGGGGGCTTAACGAACGAGAGCGCCACCACCACGGCGGCGACCAATGGGATGAAGTGCTTCACCGCAGAAGGGCTTGCAGCAGCGCTTGGCATGCGTCGATTACCTCTGGGTTGCTCGCCTGATCTCGGATCTCAATGACAGAGCGGATGTGCCGCATCACATCCGGCTTCCTGGAGAAGGCTGGCAGCTGAATGGGGGGTGCGTACGCCCACCACAGCGACACCACAAGGAAGACGAGGGCGACGATCTGGATGACGCTCACAGGATCTTGGCTCCGGGAATGAATATGGTGACGCCCTGCTGCGAGGCGCGGACCTCGTAGGCCAACAGCTTGTGCGGGTCCATCAGGCCCCAGCCGTACATCGGATCACGGCCGGTCTCACCAACATCGCGGCAAGTCTCTGCCAGCGCCTTGTGGACATCGATCTGCCGGCCGTCCTTCTTCGCCGCCGAGACATACAGACTGAGCACTCCGGCAACGAACGGCGCGGCCATGCTCGTCCCGGAGATGGTCGCGTACCCGTTGGCCAGCCATGTGCTGGTGATGTCCGCACCGGGGGCGGCGACCGAAATCTCCTTTCCCCGGGACGAGAACTCGCAGAGGTTGCCATTGCGATCCACGGCGCCCACCGCCAGGGTCTCCTGGTAGGCAGCCGGGTAGTTCACGCCACCACCGTCATTGCCGGCAGCGCAGACGAGGATGATCCCCGCCGCCCGAGCCGAGCGGATGGCATCATGCAGGCGGCTGTCCGGTCTGGTGGACCCAAGCGACATGCAGACTATGTCTGCCTTGGCCTCCGTGGCGTGTGCCACAGCCTGGGCCACGGCCTCGTTGCTCCCCATCCCTGAATGACCCAGGACTTTGAGCGACAGGATCTTGACGCCTGGGGCTATCCCCTTGGCCAGACCTCGCCTCGCCCCGATAGTCCCGGCTACGTGCGTTCCGTGGCCGAGCGAATCATGCACCTCGGAGTCGGAGGTGAAGTTCCTGTGGTCAACGACCACATCATCCAAGGCAGGGTGCAACGCAACCCCCGAATCGATGACGGCAACCGTCACCCCGTCCCCATGCGATGACTTCCACAGCGACGGGATGCCATAGCTGGCGACCGCCCAGTCCACGCCATCCGCCTTCTGCGGGAGCTGGTTGAACGAGACGCGGTACGGGGGGAGGTGGCAGTAGTCAGTCATCCTGACGCTTGACGAACAGCTCCAGGATGGAGATGACAATCGGCAGGATCACCTCAACCATCAGCTTCCAGTCGATGCCAAGGGCGCCGACCTCGGCGCCGGCCGTCATGGCGGAAACGCCGTAGTCCTCGTCAATGTCGAAGCTGAAGAGGCGGGGCGCCACGGCCTCGGCTTCCAAGACGGGAAGGACGATCTTGGCGATGGCGTCCGCGACGGCCCACTGCTCCAGGTAGGTGGAGTCCTTGCGGAAAGTCTTGGCAATCTCCACCACCTTGAGCAACATTTCCCGATGCTTGAGCAACCACTGAAGGGCTTTAATGTTCATGTTCGTTATCCAGGAGGGCGATGGCGACCGTAGCGTGACCTGCAATATCCAGCAGAGTCTCCCGCACCTTCCGTGCGAGGGCCTCTGTATTGCCTAGTGTCCTTAACTGGGCCTGGAGCCCTCCGGCCCGCCGGACCTTTTCCCCGATCCGGGCAAGCTGGTAGACCCACGGCTCAATGCCCTGCTCCTCCACGCCTCGGGCGTTGGCCAGGGGCTCCTCCTCGGGGCAGCCGTAGTACCCCCGCTTCCGCGTCAAAAGGGCGTGGAGTTCTTGGCACACGGGATCGTACGGATCACCATGCGACCTCGCGGGCGGCACATTGCAGCCTGCCGTACTCGCTCCAGAATCCGGGGTGGTGCCAGGGGTCATCAGAGTGGTCCTCGGTGTCAATGAGATGGCTGGTGCGAGCATGGGCCCATTCCTCAAGGAAGGTATCGATCAGGATCTCTCGGTCGGCCGTGTCGCAGAGGCAGATGACTCCGCGTTCCTTGTCATCGCAGTACAAAAAGTATCCAAGGTGGTCATCCATCTGCTCCCGCTGACGGAGGTACACCCGGATCGGGAACGGCACGGGGAATCGCGTGGATGCCCAGTTGCGCAGCTTGCGAACTAACTTCACGCGCCAGTCCTGGGACATCGTTGAGCCTCACTATCGCCAACCACTCCCGGTTGTTGCGGCGATGCAGTACAACCGGGATCTTGGAGCCAGCGTCCCGGACGGCCTGATCGATCCAGCCGTATGGGTTGCCGCGCTCCACGCGCTTGACCTCTAGGTGAATGTTCTCCATGGGGGTCACAACGTCCGGCGACTCGGTTCCGCCCGCGAATTGCTGCCCCCTGCGACAGGCTGCCGGGTCCAGCCCGAGCGACTCGGCCCACGCCTTGGCGGCGTCCCTTTCGCCACGGGCACCCTTCTGGCGGGACTGGATCATGCGCGCCTCGCCTTCAGCTCTTGGAGCAGGCCGCCATCGTCCGTGGGCGGAAGGGCAGGGGCGGCCTCGTCAATGCGCCACTTCAGGTCTTCGACTTGCCCACGCAGCTCCTGGATGTTGCCGTGCATCTTGCCGTAGGCATTCATCAGCCGAGCGTGGTCGGCCTGGAGCGAGCGCAGCATCCGCTTTGTCTTGCCCCTCATAGGCGTGCCCACCGGAGCTGAACGTGCTGCGCCTCAATCTCGGCCAGCTCTGGGAACTGCTCCTTGATCAGCTGAACCACCTCGGGCGCACGCTTCTTGTCCAGCGCCTTGGCCGACTGGCCGATCCAGCTGCCGACCTTGCCGGCGGTTTGCATATCCTTGGCTTCAGACGCCGACTCCCACCAGCAGATAAGGGCGTAGTTGGTGGTCTTGAACTTGTCACCAGTCAGCATCGCGCACCTCCTGTGCTGTCATCATCTCGGCAAGGCAATCCACGTAGTGCGATGGCCTGGGAGCCGCCACCCCACGGTCGATGAGATATCCGGTGAGGGTCTCGCCGGATTGCAGATCGGCCAGATCGCAGAGCAGCCGGCCGTACGGATCCCGGCACCAGTTCCAGGTGAGCATGCCCAGCCGGCCGAAGTCGGCGTGGGCTTCCACCCAATCAACGATCTCCTGTCTGGCAGACCTGCGGCAGCGGACCTCACCGAGGACGCCGTAAATACTGCATCGGCCCTGGAGTTCTGGTACATCTGTTCGCAGCAGTAGGGTGTCAGGGCGGGTGACTCGGATTACCTGGACGGTCACGGCTTGCGGCATCGGCCTAGATTCGTCTCGCGCTCTGAAAGGTAAAACTCTGGCAGCGGCTCGGGGTCATAGCCCAGGTGTTTCTTTGCCTTGAGTGACGCCAGGAGCGAGGGGTCATAGTTGCCTGGGTCAGACTCCTGCTTGGCGTACAAGAGGTGGGCTTTCTTCAGGTCTGGGTAATTCCCGGCGATCCGGCCGTCATGGTAAACGTCATGGCAGCGGTCGCAGAGCCGCAGGTAACACTCCTTCCGATGAGCCTTGTAGCGGTTCTGCCCGCCAACGAGGTGATGCACCTGGAGTGGTCTACGCCCATCTGATTCCGGCCACCAGCAAACCGCACAACAACGATGCAGGGCTACCCACTCTGCAAGTTCGACACGCTGCGACTTGTTCACTGGCGGATAGTGTACAGGATTACAGTTGCTATGTCAAATCGCGCCGTCAGTCCGCACCCCTAATCCAGCGGCTTTGAACAGCGGCGGTTCGTACGATACCCCGTGCCGCTCGGGATGACACAGCGTGCAGAGTTCCGATGGCGGTTCGATGTAGTAATCCCATCGCTTGTGCTGGAGCAGGCCGCCCGTGGACCACATCCGGCAGGCCGTATCCGATCCGCTCCAGAGATGCGTCTTGCCGGTCGGTGTACCATGGACGTTACACTTCACAATGAAACCGGCCTTGGCTGGCAGTCCCATAATCACACCCCGTTATTCCGGGTACGGTGGAGGGTGCCTGACTCCCTCCACCGTGGAGGAAGTCAGCGGGCTATTCCGGGTTGGAGCCGGGCCCTGGATGAAGTGTATTTGTTTTCGCTGTCCAGTTCATCTTACTCCCCACGCAGCGTCTGGCGGGCGCGAAGCCAGCCCCCGGGCAGGGTAGTCATCAGCGCACCCGGGGCTTTCCAGAATGGCAAGCGGGTTACCCCGCAAGCCCTGCCCCCTCTTGTCGCACTCCTCACGGGAGCCAATCGGCGGGGGGCCGATCTTCAGGCCGGTCGCCATCCAGTGGCTAGTCGAACCTCGCGTCAGCCAGCTCGTCCCACTCGGGAATTACTTCCCTACAGCGAGCGAGTTGCCAGTCGCAGAATCCCTTCAGCTCGGCGTGCGGATAACCACTGCATTCCTTGGCCATCCGATACATGACGGCCGCGTAGCCGGCCATGGTCGCACAGTGTACATCAGTCTCCCGCCTGCTGTCCAGCGCCATCTCCCGGCGCGCTGTAGCGCCCGCGAGATACGCACCCCACTCATCCAAGATCATCAGCGGCTGGGCCTGCCAGTACGCGCTCTGACCCTGGCGCAGGTACGTGCCGTAGATCGTCCCGCGCTTGTCCTCGGGTATAGCCGCGAACACCTCGGCCGTGGTCAGCGGCGGGGTGGGGATGTAAATGCGCAAGCCGCGCCCAACGTAAAGCCCGTGGTGCCCAGGCGTGCCGCGGCACAAGAAGTGGGAGCCCTCATGGGTGTAGGTCACAAGGTCCGGCTCCCGGGCGGCGGTGTCGGCCGGCAGCCTGGAGGCGATGTCTCGGAGTGCCGGCGGGAACCCTGCCGGCGGGGCCCACAGGACCGGGACATACTCCACCTCGGCGGCAGTGGCAGCGGCGGCGACCATGGCCAGGATTACACCCCTCATACTGGACTAGTGTCCAGAAGGCTCTAGGATCGTTTCTGCGGGCTGTTTGGGTCGCGGGGCAAGCCGGAGCGATCCGGTGGGACGATTGTCGTTTCTGGGGCATCCTGTGCGTCCAGGGCGGCAACGCACGGCAGCGTCTCAAGCTCAAGCTGTTACGGAACTTTTGGGTCACGGGAGTAGGGGTCATCGCCCGATGTCAGTTCGGGGCTCCTGGCGGGCCAGGAGGGGCTGTAGCAGTAATCCTCGCTGGAGCTGGCATCCGCGCCGGAATGCTCGGCCTGATACACCTCGGTCTGGACTTTGTAACCCCTGGACCTCGGGTCTGGGGTCTGGCCAACCCAGTACCCATCCCTCCAGGCGATCCGGTTCGTCGGGAGGCAGGCGAGGTTCCCGTCCTCCAGGGCCAGGACATGACCGCACTTATTCTGCTCGGGGATCACCGTCCACCCAGCTGGCCCATCGGGCAGCCAGTCGATAGTGAACAGGTAGCTGCCACCGATCTCCCCAGACTGCGTGTAACAGATAGCCTCATGGCCCTGGAGGTAATGAAACACTGTTACTATGGGCCTGTACGAAAAGCAGTCCCACAGCTGGCAATCACCCAAAGAGCGGACCCTGGAGATCGGTCGCGTGGCGAGCGCGTGGATGGGCACCCCGCGGTAATGTGCGCCGCTCCGCAGCATGCAATGGAACGCCAGCGCCCGGCCAGGGAATGATTGGACGGCGAATGCGTACGCCTCCTCCATTCCGCCGGATCTGGAGATGAACGAGTTGCGAACCCAGCAGTGAAGGTAGGGGATGTCGGCGTTCATGTGTCCTCTTTTTTGGGGCCGCTGATCGCTGGTGTTCTGCGGGCTACTCGGCCATCTCCCATGACACGCCTGCTTCGTCCAGCGCCGCTTTGACTTGGCTGGAACAAAAAAACCAGCCCGACGCAAAATCTGCTCGCAGCATCGCCGGATTCATTGGGGGCTTCGGAAGCACAACTCTCGCCACAGAACCACCGGATGCAGGAGACGGCTCGGCAGCGTCCTGCGTGTTGTCAGTGTTCATTGTTCGCCGCTCCTGATCCTTCACGTTCGCCGCCAGCCGACGCCCCTTTGCAAGTCCTATGACACCTTTCACTTGTACCGAGGTTTCGTAAAACCCGGCCCGTCTCGCTCAAGCCAGAGGTCGATGCGGCGAACGACCGAAAGCGCAGCAGCGAAGTGGTCGCGGTCAGTCATGACTGTCTCCCTCCAGCCACAGAAGGAGCAGTACCGCGGCGATGACGATAGCGATGGGTGTCATTTGGACATCATCCATAAGCCGATGTTGGCAGCCCCATAAGAGGTCCACATGATCAGCCCGGCCGTGTTGCCCTTGAACCCCTGCTCAAGGCCGACATAGAAGTAGATGCACATGGTCAGCAGAATCAGCGGCCCGCTCATGCCTCACCCCAGGTGCTTTCTAGCTTTCGGCGCAGGCGTTCGTTCTCTGCCAGGAGCGTCTGGATGTGTCTTCGCAACGTATCGATCTCGCTCTTCAACTTCGCCGCCTCCACTAACGAAGAGTCCGCAGTCTCCATCAACCAGCTCCAGCATGTCTTGGGGGTAAATCAGCGACAGCAATGTCTCGGCAGGGCGAAGGCAGGACTTCGGCGCGACGAGCGTCGGCACTTCATGGTTTCTGCCCCGATCCCACACCACCTCCTCGGTCCAGCTCTCGTCCCGGTCCAGCGGCGTAAGCCAGACCCACTGCCCGGTGGGCTTGGACAGGTAGACGTAGGCAAAGTTCTGCGTTGTCTCCAAGCCCATGCCGCGCAGGTCGTCAACGAACACGGTTTCGTAGGGGTAGTCCTCCGGCGATGTGAACGACAGCGACCTCTCCTTGATCTCTATCGCCAGCAGCGCCACCGCATCCGGGGTCTCAACATGCCCCGTACGCTTGCAGTGCTTTCGGACTGTGATCTTCTTGCCGTGGGCCACAGACCGACCGCCCTCACGGATGGCCTCAACCCAACGGCGCTCCGCATCCTGGCCCTTACGCAGCGCCGACTTGAAATTCCGCATAGTCCATCCTTGTGTTATGGGGACGCTTCGCTCGCAGCTCCGCCGCGATCCGCAGGATCTCTTCCGGTGCCGGGTCGCCTTGAACCAGCCCTGTGTCCAGGTACTCCAGTGCCGGTTGGATAAACTCCTCCAGCCGAATCTCGTCAGCCTGCTCGCGGACCACGCTGGCCCATTTCACCGAGCGGCCGAACATCTCCGCGATGTCCTGGTTGTCCAGGCCCCAATCGCGCATCGCAACCAGGGCCATGCGCTCCGGGCTGCGGCGGCCGTGGCGCCTGACTATCCGAACCACGCCCTCCGCCTGTGACTGCGACAGCTTGAGCTTCCGAGCCACCGTCCTCGGGCTCTCGCCGTTGATCACGCACCGACGATACAGCTCGTCGGCGTGGGCGCAGGCATGATGCAAGCTTGTTCCAGACACGTTTCCAAAAGCCCAGACGAACTGGTCTGTCGGAAAACGTCGGCGGAAAAACGTGGGGAACATCAAACACCTCCAGGACTGATGTCACGGTCTCATCGATCAACAGATCAGCAGGCGACTTTTTCACGGCGGGCGATCTCCTTGCGGAACAGGGTCTTGGGCCACCCTCGGATGCCAGGGTTTTTCACGGCCCAGTGCAGATAGAAGTCGGGGAGCTCGGACATCCGCAGGCCGGCGAACTTGCCCTTCAATGGATTGGTGTAGGTGCCAACCGAGCGATTTCCGCCCGAGGCCAGATCGACCTCATGGCCGACAACATTGCCGGCGGCTTGGCCGACCATCCGCTTGCGGCGGGCTTCGATCTCGGCCGCGACGAGCCGGCGCTCCAGCTCCTGCTGGGCAAGGGCGTCCATGGCCTCCTGCGTCAGCGGCTCCTGCGCATCCGCCGCCGCCTTCTTGACGGCCTGCTTAACTTCGCCGTCGCCGGTGCAGAACATGTCCACGGCCGTGACCAGTCGGTGGTCAAGGCTTGCATCTGTGCAATCAACAATTTTGAAGCGAGGCTTTCCTGAAGCTGCGATGCGTGCAATACGGCCGGATGGATCCGAGCCTTCGTAGTCAACAACTCCGCGGAGAGGACGAGTGGCTCGTCCCACGCACTGGAGCCAGAATGCGCGAGACTTAGTAGGCCGCCCCAGAATGAGGGTGGAGGTTGGCGGGAAATCAAAGCCAACGGCAACGACTTGGCAGTTGACAAGAACGCGCGCCGCCCCACTCTTAAATGCTCTAAGTGCATCGTTCCGCTCCTCCTCGTCCTGCGTCCCGTACACGTACACGGCCGGGACGCCATAGTTGTTGTTGAGGTAGTGGGCCACGCCCTTGGCCGACGCCACGCTGGGTGTAAACACCACGGTCGGGCCGTCCATCTCCTCGCGGGTGATCAGGGCAATGCGGTGGAGGTTGGCCTCCTTCTCCACGGCCGCCTGAAGCTGCTTCTGATTGAAGTCATCGCCGCTGACAGTGACCGACGAGAGATCCAGCCCCTGCACGCGGGCCAGCTTGCACACGTACGGCGTGGCCCACCCGTTGTCGATGGCCCACTGAACATCCAGATTGCAGATCGTCTCGCGGTAGTACTCCCGCATCGGAGTCCCATCCATGCGGAACGGCGTGGCGGTCCAGCCGGACACCATGGCGCCCCTGGCATTGAACCACCGCAGCATCTCCAAGACGGGCTCGGAGAACTGCATGTGCGCCTCATCGACAATCACCAGCGAGACATCGTCAAACTTCCGATACCGCTGCTCGCCTCCTCGGCGTGAAAGCAGGGTCTGCTTGCTGGCCACCACCACCCTCGGCGTGAACCACTCGTCTCCAGCCGAGACGAAGTTCGCCATCTCCAGCTCTGGGTCTTCGCCGGCCACCTCGCGGACCTTGTCTACCGCCTGCCACGCAAGCTCGCGGAGCGGGACGATGATGAGCGTCCTGCCCGGATTCCTCCTGGCCAGCTCGCAGAACATCACGGTCTTGCCGGCGCCCGTGAAGATTCCGTTGAGAACGGCATCGACACGCCTATCCAGCGCGGCCATGTTGGCCGTGACGGCGTCTTCCTGGTAATCGCGGAGAATCATCCGTGTCTCCTGTAAAGAACCCCGGGGGCCGGTGGAGGAGTCCGGCCCCCGGGGGGCGCGCACATCACCTGCAAATCAACGGAAGTCGCCTGCGAACTCCTCAACCTCGGACTCTTCCCGACGCTTGCCGCCGCCCAGCAGCTGCAAGGTCCGTACGTTGAGCACCAGCTTGCTCTTGGTCTGCCCGTCCTTCTCCCAGCTCTGAAGCTCAATCTCGCCCGTTACGAACACCGGGGTTCCCTTGGTGAGGAACGGGATTACGCCACCGGCGCGCCAGTGGTCACAGTCGATGTACATCACCTTGTCCTTGCGACCATTGACCGCGATGGCGTACTTCGCCACCTCGGCCTCACCGACCGTCCGCGTCTCTGCATCACGGGTCAGGTTGCCGATGAAGTTGCACTGATTAAGACCTGCCATTCGCCACCTCCTTCTTCCACTTGGAATCGAACGCTTCCTTCACCCTGCGGAACACTTCCACGGGGACGCTCTTCTCGCGGACGCGGAGTTCAACCGTGTCCACAAATTTCTTCGCCTCCGCCGCCGTCTTCGCATCGGCCACGGCATTGATGGCACCCTGCTGGTAGATCAGGGCCTTCTCGTCCAGCCCGCCCTTGGGCCTCACTGGAGCCCGAGCAGGAGCGGCGGATTCTTCTCCGTCCAGATCCGGCTCGCCCGAGAACCCGCCGCACAGCGCCATCAGCAGCGTGCGCTTGGCATAGGTCACCGCCGCGCCGAAGCCCTGCATGTCCTGCTTGCCCATGAGCAGCGGAGCGATCCCCTGGATGTACTGGCCACTGGTGTGGCGTAGCGTCCCCAAGAGCACCCACTGCCCGTTGACAATGCCCGGCCGAAAGTCCGGCAGCCCCAGCCCGTTCTTGGTCAGCGGGCCACGCAGGGAATCACAGCACTGGGCATAGCTGGCAAACTTACTCTTGAAGTGCGGGTTGCTGCTGTCATAGGCGACAACCGGATAATCCGCCTGCGCCTTTGCCAACGCCTTGGTCAGCTCACCCGTCTCCGGTGAACTGCTCGGCCCGATGATGATGTTGCTGTCGTTCATATCGCTACCGCCTCCTCCTTCCTCATCGCCCACGCCGGCATCGCCAACTCCGTGATCTCGTTGGCGTCCACCGGCATGTAGCTGCCCGTGGACCGACGCAGACGAACCTCCTCCATGGTGCCGACCAACCGCTGGCCGGCTCTCTCCACCAACTCTTCAGGCAACGTGTAGACGCGGCAGCCGTACGGCGCGACCGTCTGAACAAAAACAAAGGGCATTCGGAAGTCCGAGTAGCCGATGGACTTTGCGCCCTCGGTGTAGAGCCACGCCTGTTCGGCATAGCCGTAGTCCATCACGCTATTGGCGATCCGATCCCAGGTGTGCGAGGTGGTCTTGAGATCCCACCACAACGCCGATGTGCAGGCGTCCGGCCGGACCTTGAGCCTGTGCCCGAGGTACTCAAAGAACACAGAGACTTGCGTCTCGGTCGTTGCGGACATCAGGCCGAAGCTAGAATCGTTGCCACGCATCGAAGCCAGCATGGACTCAATGGTGCGAATCTGATCCTCGGTGACGATGATGGCCGTCTGCGCTGCGGCCCATTCCTTGTAAGCCTTGGTCGACCGTGAGCCGTTGGCGCCCAGGACTTCCTCCGGGGCAACGACAACGATGTCAGAGAGCCGCTTGCCCTCCAGCAGGCCGGTGACCACAGAGTCAAAAATGCTGCCGAACGAAGTGCCGGCATTGCCCGAGAACAGCGGGCGGCCCTTCTCCAGCCACAGCTGGCCCTCGCCACCGTAACGCTGGCAATGAAGCAAAAACGACCGGGAGTCGAACTTGGTGGCCGCGAAATACTCCGCTGCCGGCATGCCGACGATCTTCGCCGGGAGGTTGTCGATGTTCATATGTTCACCACTCCTTGTGAAAGCCCCGTCCTTGGGGCAGGGCAATCCGTTAGCGCTTGGGCGGAAACGCCTCTCGGAGCGCTTCTGCTAGGTGTCCGAGCACCAGCAGGGCCAGAACGCCCTCGGTGCGATGCAGAAAAATGCCGACCGTCATCACGGTCAGCCAGAGGCCGCGAAGAATTCGCCAGCGGTGAGAAGCACCGGCTAGCAGAAGGCCCCTAGACAACTGAGCTAGTTGCCCTTTGCTGGTCCGATTGTAGCGGTTTTGCGGGGCAGATGAAGAATCCCCCGACTGCCGGTACGCTCCCCGCCGCTGGGAGTACGCACCATGAGTGTCTTGGATCTTGCCATCGGGTATTGCCGCCGCGTAGGCGGATCCCCGGGCTACCGCGAGCAGCTCGTTGTCCTCTGCCGTCGCTTGCATTGGGTTGCCTCCGATCTCACGCCGGACAAGATCGACGCCTATCTGGACAATGCGGCCGGACATCTTGCTCCCTCCACGGTCCACAATCATCGCCGCATGCTGGGTACGCTCATGCGCTTCGCAGCACAAGAGGGCTACCTGGACAAGAGTATACTCCGTCCGCTGCGCCGGGTCAAGGTTCCGCTGCCATGCCCTACGGCCATCGACCATGCTGGCATAGCTCGCTGGGTAACGACGGCCCAGCAGATGCAGGGCGGTTTCCGCCGCTGCGAGTACCGGGTCTTCCTGCCGGCGTGGATCCTGGTGGCCTATTCCACAGGGCTCCGCCTGGGCGACCTCCTCAAGATCAGACATGACCAGATCCGTGGCCATCGGCTCCTCCTGGCCCAAAGCAAAACCAGCGAGCCCCATGTGGCGTGGCTGGATGATCACGCCCTCCGCGCGATCTCTGCTCTCCCTCGCGTTGGCCCCCTCATTTTCGGGGATCTAACCAACAGGGACAGAGTTCTACACGCGATGCGGCGTCTTGTCAAATGCTCGCAGCTTGGGGGAACCACCAAATGGCTGCGGCGCAGCGGGGCTACCTACTGCGAGGCTCAAGGAAAGTGCGCCAGCCGACACCTTGGGCATCGCGATCCATCGATGAAGAAGCGGTACATCGACAGGCTCTTGCTCGCAGAGCTGACCTCGCAGGGCGCAACTGCCCCGCCAGTGCCAGACGAGCTACTCGCTAGCTAGCAGAGCTTCGGCCTTCTTCCGGTCGCGGGCATTCTTCGCCGCTTGCGACTGGATGATCTTGTAGAGGAGGTACATCTTCCGCTGCTCCTCGGGCATCCCTCGCAGGATGTCTTCCGGCACGGTGATGTTTTCGTAGGTTCTGACGCCGGGCGTGCTGTCCAGCAGCTCATTGAGCATGTCCCTGGCGGCGAGCCGCTTGGTCCGCTCCATGTCAACGTCTTGGAACTTCAGGCCGGTGAGGGCGTTCACCAGGAATTTGGAGTACTTCTCGCTGGCATCCAGGCGGTCATCGCCAAGCTGGCGGATTGTCCCAAGCAGCCGACTCCCACCAGGGAGGTTCACGGCCAGCTGTTCCAGCGGTCGGCCTGGGGAGCCAATCGTTTGCTCCAGCATGGAGTACAGATCGGACAGCTGCCGGCCGCTGTAGAACTGGCGGTTGGTCACTTGCTCCAGCGGGCCCTTAATGAGCGGGCTGGTCTGGCCGAGGATGTTGAGCGCCGACTTCGACGCCGTGTTGCCCAGCTTCTCCAGCCAGTTGTTGCCGACGCCCGGCGTGATGAGGTTGATCACCGACTCAAACGGCAAGTCGATGTTCGTCAGATAGCGGCGCAGCTTGGAGTCGTCGTCCAAGCCAAAGAGCCCGCCGGCCGGCAGCGGAATGGACGCCGACTGCCGCAGATACTCTGGCGTGAAGTTGTCTTCGGACGGCTCGGATCCGCGGGTGATCGCCCTGATGGACCGCCCCATCTGCCCTGCCGGGCGGTTGACCAGCTCGTCCCCGATGAGCGGCATAATGCCCCGCGTATAGGAGTAAAAGGGCATGACCCAGCGCTTCAGGACGTTGCGCTCAAAGTCGGTGAATGCCTCCGGCGAGTAGTCCACTTGCGTCAGGCGGGCGATTCGGGCCGCCTCTTCCGGGGCAGCCCCCTGGCGGGCCTGGGTGAGGTAGGTGCCGTAGCGGTTCCCGGCGTCGGTCATCTCCGCGCCGCGGTCGAAGATGTCCAGGAGCGGGTTGCGGTTGCCGTTGCCGCCGCGCACTGCAAACGGACTAAAGTCGTAGGCGAACTCCGTCCAGCTGCGGTCGGGGTTGTAGAACTTCCTGGCCAATTCGCCCTTCTCGGGCGGAGCCCCGCCCGGGTACAGCTCGCGCAGCTGTGCATTGGCCGCCCCCTCCAGCAGCTCGTCACTGGCGGTGCTGGTGCCAAGACCTTGGCCTCCGGCATCTAGCAGGAACTTCCGCAGCGCCGCTTGCGGGTCTTGGGCGAACAGCTCCGCGTAGTCCCCCTTGGCGAGGCGGGGCGGGATCATGCCACCCATCATGCCTTCGGTCAGCGGACGATAGTCGCCGCTCCGCATCCGCCGGCCGGCAAGCCAGTCAGCCAAATTGAACGAGTTGAGCATGCTGGCCGCGAATGCGCCGGAGTACGAATCACGCGCCAGACGAGAGGGGCTGGCCAAAGCCAGCGTCTTAAATGACCGCAGGAAGTTCTGGGCCTGCTCGGCTATGGGGTTCAGCTCCGGCGGCATGCGGCCCTGGTCAACGACACGCGCCCAGTCATCGATCATCTCCTTGGGGAAGGAGACAGTGTCCAGCGACTGCCCTAGCGACCGCTCAAGAATGTCCCTGGCGTTCTCGCCAGTGAGGCCCATCGCCTTGAGCGCATCAGGTCCGGCGTAGTTCACTCCACCGACAACCTCGCTCGCGGGCGTGCGAACGACATGCTTCTCCAGCAACTTCCTGGCAAAGTCGGCGTCCGTCTCCACGCGCCCTCTCCCGAGGACGTACTGCGACAGCTCGTTAAAGGTGTTCTGCCCAAAGACCGGGATGCCCTTGGAGGCGTGCTGCGGGTCCAGCGTGCGGAGGAAGTCGGCCAAGCCGGAGTACAGCGAGCCCGTCCACATCTCCCGTTCGGCGGGGCCGATCTGCGCCTGGAGCGACTTGATCTGCTTGGAAATCTCCGCCGTGCCGGGGCGAACGACCGAGCCGTCAGCCCCGACAATCTCGTCAATCTCGCCCCCAGCCTTGGCCCGCTGGAGCCGTTCCTTCAGGTCGTTAAGCTGCACCATGAGCGGATGGTCGCCCGGCAGCGACGGGGCCTGATACAGCGGCAGCCCCTCGTCATTTAGCTGATCCAGCCAACCGAACGGACGATTGCTCGGCCCGCTGGCCCTGGTGGCCGCAACGCTGCCGTCGCCGCGGTACACCATGCCGGCTGGCGGCCCGTCGAATCCAGCCTCATCCAGGAGAGTGGTGTTGTCCCAGAATTCCGCCGGCGCAGAGGAGTTCGTCAGCGGGAGGTTGGTGTTGGCTTCCCACCAATCATCGATGATTTTTTGAACGTCTTCGTTCTTGGCCGCCCGCAATGCCTCCTGGAGCGCCGGGTCCAGCGACATCTGATTGAGCGAGCCTGTACCTCCCAGAACGTCCAAAGCCTCCTTTCGGCGGCGGCCCATGTTGTCCGAGGCGTTGAGGACTTTGCTGCCGCGGGTGTATGGGCTGGCCCGCTTGTCGGGAGGAATCGCGCCCTCGGGCCACTTCGGCTGCATGGGTGAATCGAAGGTGGCCTGCTGGCGGCGCATGAAGCCCACGCCAGCCCTGGACTCCATGTCCTCCAGCGGAACTCCCCGTGCTTCCGCTTCTCGCTTGGCGATTTCCCTGTAGCGGTCCCAGAACTCCGGCAGCTGCCGGACGCCCTCCATATCCAAGAGCGACTGCATCTCTGGCGTCAGGAGTTCCGGGGTCTCGGCCGCAACCCGCAGCGCCTCGGACAACTCCTGGTCTTTGAGCGTGCGCCCGCCGGCCCGAAGCGCCTCGTCGGCCGACATCGCAAGCCCGCCAAGCGTCCGGCGGTCCTGGGCCTGCCGCGCCCGGCGGAGGGCCTGCAACTCCTTGGCCTCCCACTGCCGGTCGTAGCTCTTCATTCCAAGGACATCGGCGTCACCGACCGTGCGATTGAACCATGTCAGCGCCGGCCCGGTGTACGGATTGGTCATCAGACCTTCGCCCAGCTGGTCCCCAAGCTTGGCCGTGTAGTCGCCAACCGTCTTTCCGAAGAGGTCGGTGGCGCCTTCGTAGCCAGGGAGCCCGATGCGATTCATCCTGGCGATTGGCGCATCCAGAGCCTCATCCAGAGCGGTGTCGGTCAGCCCGCCCATGTTCCGGGCGAATCGACTTCGCGCCTCCGCCGCCGCCTCGGGTGCCATGCGATCCAGGAGCGACCGAGCGGTCTGCTCACGCATGGCCTCGCGCGAGCCCTTGTTGAGCGTGTTGCGGGCGTAGAGATCGAAGTCGTTCAGCAGGCCGGACTTCTGCGCGGCCTTGCCGGCAAGAGTTTTGGCCGGAGCGCCAAGCAGCTGGTTGAGCCCGAACGAGCCGTAGGTCAACGGATCCAAAAGTACTTCGGTCCCCAGGCCGCCGAAGAAATTCGCCCAATTATCCTCGTCGCCCGCCAGACCATACTGCCGCGCCAGCTCTCGGCCGGTCACGCGATCATCGGACGTTTCCCACAGAGCCGAGATCGCCTTGCTCGGCCCTTCGGACAAGAGCCCGCGGACCATGGACCCGGGCGTATCCAGGATCCAGCCAAGGCCCGCTAGGCCAGAAGACCCCGCCGCAGCGAGCCGGCCGAGCATGCTGCTCTGCTCTTCCGCCGGCATGAGGTCGGAGAGGGTGGGCTTGCGAAGGCTGACAGGGCCTTGCAGCTCATACTCTTCGTCGCTCGGAAGAAGTCCGAGGCGAGCCTGCTCGTCCAGCTCTCCGTATGGATCATATATGTCGAAGAGCGGAGACCGCGCCATTACACCATGCCGCCCCAGGCGCGCACATCAGTCGGAATGGCGTCACCAGGGGCGGCGCCGACCGGAGGAGCCGGAGCCGTGGCCGCAGCCGGAGTCTGGCCGCCGAACAGCTCGCCCATAATCAGCGCCCGCTCTTCGGGGCTCGCGCCAGCTCGCTCAAGCGCCTCCTGTACATCCTGCTGCTCATAGTCTCGCCATGCGGCGTTCTTAGCCTTGCCGGCTATGCCGCGCAATTCCTGAAGGCGCTGCATGCCCATCCTTCGCTCTGCTGCGTCCAAGTCCTGAAACCCCTGGCCGGTCGCAACTCGCAGCCCAAGCGCCGTGAGCTGCTCGTTGTGCGCCTTCGCCATGTCGGCCCGATCCTTATTGATCGGCATGTTCTGCTCCATGACGCGCTGCGCCGCGGCCGGATCCATCATGGCCAGACGATTCCACTCTCCGACGTTTGAGGAGTGAATGTTTTGCGATCCGCCGGCCATCATGTTGCGGCGACGGATAAAGTCCACGGCCTCGGCCTGCTGCTGTTGCAACGACCTGAGACCGGGCCGGTTCGCCAGCGCGGCGTTCTGCGAAACTTGCCGAGACTCCATCTGCCGCCGCGCCTCAAGTCGATTCTGCTGCTCAAGCTCCTCTGGCGAAAGACCCTCCGTAACCTTCTCTGCAACTGGCCGCCCGCCGGCCGGGCCTATGATGTTGCCGGCCGCGTCAAGCAGATTCCCATCGTTATCGCGCTTATAGCGATAGAGCTGACGAGAGCCGTACTTCTGGAGGTTCTCCTGAGCCTCGGCGCTGATGCGGGCGGATTCCTTGGCGTCGTAGGCGGCCTCCTTGGCTCGCCGCTCGGCGCCGATGGTGGTCATCGGGTTGCCCTTGCCGTCCAGCACAACTCGCCCGCCAGGGGTGCGGTATGTGGGGACAGCAACACCGTCGATCATCACGGTGTCCATATCACCGCCAGCGGCCTGACGCGGCATGACGCCAGTAGCGGCGTTGTACGCTTCCTGCCCCGGGTCGGGCAGTCCGCGGCGCGCTGCAATTCCGGCATCGATGCGGCTAGCAAGGCCGGCGCGGTATTTCCGGCCGTACTCATCCAGCGTCTCGCCGGGCAGCAGGCCATCGCCAGCCGGAACTCCCTCACGCGGCATCCGCCCGCGGGCTTCCATGGAATCAGCAGACTCCGGGCCTACTGGTGGCGTGCGCTGCTTAAGCCGCACCTCGGGCTCAACGGCGATCGGCACGTCGGCCGCATCAAGGTTGGCATCCACGTTAGGGGCCTGCTGCCCCGGGCTGCCGCGCGACCCACCAAATCGACGCCCGTGCTCTTGGATGATAGCGGCGCGATACTCGGGGTTGTTCAAGAAATACTCTGGGTGCATGCGCAGCTGATTGTGCGCCAGCATCACCTCATCGTCAGTGCGCTTCGATAGGTCTAGGGCCATTGTGTTACTCCGCTCTTACGTTGTGCTCGGTGATCTGCGGCCCTGCGCGCGGCGTGTGCCGTGCGGCAGCATTGGGCCGCCCGTAGGCTTGCCGGGGAACTGGGCGTTGTAGCCGGGCCGGACTCCGCGCCGCGCTTCCTGCGGTGGCGGAGCGGGCGTCCTCGCCTGCGGGTTGTTGCGCAGACGATCACCCGCCTCCTGGAGCTTCCGTACCTCGGCCATGATCTGCTGGGCCTGCGGGACTTCGCCGCCGGCCTGGGCACGCATGGCGTTTAGCCGATCCAGAAGAGCCTGGGCCTGCTTGTAGTAGTCGCTGGCCTGATCGCCCGGCGTGAAGTCCGGCTGCCGTCGCTGCTCATTCCCCATGGCGAGGAGTCTGTCGATCTCCTTCTGCATGGCAGCCGCTTCGGGAACCTCGCCGCCAGCGGCGCGGCGCATGTCATTGAGTCGGTTGATGAGAACCCGGGCCTGGGCCGAGTAGTCCTGCGGCGCCTGCTTGACCTGGGGCTGCACTTCCTGCGGGGCGACCTGCGGTGGCGGCTTGGTCTCTGCCGAGAGTTCAGCTTCACCGCCGGAAGTCACCGCCGGCTCGTCATCCCGAGCAAGCATTGCGGCGGCGCCAGCCCCAGCGGCGGCAGCGGCAGGAGGAACCCACCGAGGCATACCGCCACCGCTTGCCGGAGGACCGGGGAGACGGGGCGGCGGTGGGGGTGGAAGGCGCTGCATAAACGGCTGGTTGCCAAGCGAACGCCACATCTGATTGGCGTACTCGTCATCCGGCGTGTTCCATCGCGTCGGTGCCCGCCCCTGCGCGAGCTGCCGAGTGAAATCGTCCGCGATCACCTCGGGCACCGACATGGCCCTGGTCTGTCCCGGGATGCCCCTCGGCGGCGCCGGGATCATTCCGGTTCCTGGGCTCTGCGGAACACCGGGGCCAGAGACTGCCCCCGGCGCGCCAGGGCCACGCGAACCATAGGGGATGAGGCCGCGCGGCTCTTCGCCAAACGGCAGTTCCTTCTGCCGCAGCGTGCGGATGGCATCCTCGCTGGAGATCCCCTTGCGGGCCAGGAGCTTGTACGCCTCATAGACATCCTCGGGCGCAGCGCCGGCCCGAAGCCTGCCGGCCAGCTCGGGGTTCATGGAGGCGACGGAGTCCATGTTCTCCATCACGGCCTCACGGGCAGCCGGGTTGGCACCAACACGGGCCCCAAGAGAAGGCGGGGTGGCCGGAGCAGGGGCAACCTGCTCGGGAGCCACGTACGGAGTCGCAGGCCCAGGCAGCTTCATCTCGCTGCCAAACTGCGCCTTGGTCGCCGCACGGTAGACATCGTCGGCCGTGGCCGTGGAGATATCCAAGCCACCTTCAGCGATTGCCCGCTCAATGCGAGAGGTCGGGAGGCCAGTGGCACCCTGGATGCGAGCGATGAATTCCGAAAGCTGGGAGACGCGGCCCGCCATTACTTCCTCTTCTTCTTGGGAGCGACCTCGCTCGCCTCATCATCCTCGCCCTTCGCCTCAAGATCGAAGGCGTCGTCGCTGTCTTCCACCTGGGGAGTGTTCGGTTTCCCGTGCATCTCCTCGTCCAGGTCGGCCAAGTCGTTCTTCTCGGCCTTCTTCTGGAGCTTGGCGAGGATCTTCTTCTCCTCGCTGTCGCTGGCAGTGAGCATCTGCTGCACCATGCGCTTGAGCGCAGAGTTGGTGAGATCGTCAAGGTTCAGGTCGATGCGAGCCATCAGTCGAAGAATCCTTTAAAGAGGCCGCCAAGCAATCCCATGACCATCTGCTGCCGCTGGAGGCCAGCCATTTCGTTGGCGTAGGCGTTCTGCTGCTGAAGCGCACCGAGCGCTTGAGCCTGCGTCTCCTGCGCCTGCTGCCCCGCAAGCTGCGCGTTGGCGTTGTAGGAGGAGTTCTGGAGGTTCTGGCCGTACGCATTGGCAAGGCCATCTGCCAGCGCCTTGGCGGAGTCGCTGCCGGCCACCGCCCACTGGCCAGCGCCTCTGGAAAGCCCGGCGCGGTCACGGGCCTTCACCAGGAATCGCGGGTCCGCGTTGGCGTACGCCTCGGCCACGCGGTTGTTGAATGCCCCGGTCATCGCCTTGGGCGAAATGCCAGAGGGCGGCGTTTGATTGAGGTTGACGGTGTTCATTTAAAACAGGCCCGACAGGAGGCTGCTCATAAGTCCGGTGGCATTGCCGAGTCGCTGGGTCGCCAAGCCCTGCTCGTTCTGCTGGGCCTGGGACATCTGCTGGAGGCCCTGCAAGACGAGCTGACGCTGCGCTTCCTGCTGCTTGAGCTGGTAGTCCGTGTTCGCCTTGTCGGCGGCGACGGCGTAATCAGCAGCGTTGCGCTGGCCGTATGACTGGGCGAGGTCCAGGTAGTTGCTGCCGAACTGCGAGTGCGGCGGGGCGACAGCAAACGCGGCCATGTCCCGCAGTGGGCTAGCGGCGGGCGGCTTGTTTTGGAGTGTTGTGTTGTAGGTCAGCATTCTGCGTTACCGCCATCTCCGAGCCACGTTGCGCCGCCCGCCCTCGGCAGCGTCTCGCGCAAGGTCTTCCATCAGGGCCACCGTATGAGTGGAGGGGTTGTAGCCAACCCTGCGCTCGTTGATCACCTCGCCCATCAGCTCGTCCATGAGTTCTTCGCGAGTCCTGGGGCGAGTTCCAAACAGGCCACTATTCCCCCAAGAATCCCGCCACAGGTCGCCCACGTTCTGGTTGGCCGTGCCGAAGCCGCTCGTCAGATCACGCTGCGTGCCGCCGATCTGCCGGCCGACCGTGCCATAGCCGCTCTCCATCTGGGCGGCCAAGGCCCTGTAGGGGTTGTACGAAGCCTCGTTCCGCTGGTTGGCATAGAACTGATCCATGCCGCGGCCGGAAGCGCCGTAAGCCTGATTGCCAAGGCCAACCAGACCACCCAGCGTCTGGTTCAGCATCTGACTCGGCATGTTGCGCGACGAGTAGTGCTGCATGTCAAGCTGCTCGCGGCCACGCCGGGCTTCGCCAAGCATGTCTTCTGGCAGGTCGCGGGACATGAGGTTCTGGCGGAGCCCGGCGAGCCCTTCCAGCGCCGAGCCACCTCCACCGCCGCCAGAGGAACGGCTGCCAGTCATGGAGAACCCGCCGGCCTTTTCGTCCCGGTACTCGTTTAACGTCCTGACTCCTGCCGGCGCGTAAACTCTTGGCGCAACCTCCCGTAATCCGCCGTAGGAGCCAGAGGCTATTTGGCCGTCCGGCCCGCTGGCAGAGAATCCGCCACCACCACCTCCACCGCCGCCGAACATGCCGCTGATGTTGAGGTTGGCCAGCGCATTGGCTCCCACCTGCGCCTTGCCGATATTGCCGTAGGCGTCACCCAGCTGGCCCAGCGCCTGATTCCGGGAAATGCCGTAGTTCGACAGGCCGGACTGATTGGCCTGATGCATCAGGCCCACTGACTGGTTATACGACTGCTGATTGCCCTTCCATGCGTCGAAGGCAGAGTTGGCGGCGCCGCCGTACGCACCCAGCGCGGCAGAACCGATGTTGCCGGAAGCAAGCTGCCGAGCCGCCTCGGCCTGCGCAGCGGCGGATGCCCGTGCTCCTCGCTCGTTGGCCTGCTGGGTAGCGAGGTTCGCCAGACCGCCCATGTAGGAGCCGTAGGCGTTCGCATAGGAGTTTCCCATGCTTGCCAGCCCCTGGCCGTACGTGCCGTAGGTCTTGGCGTACGTGTCGGCAAACTGGCTCGGGGCCTGCCCGGCGCCGGTGTAATAGCCGGCCGTGCTGGTAAAGCGAGGGTTGGGCGGTCTGTAGCTAGACATATCTTCTCCTTACTGACTATTGTCCGCGTCAGGGGCCGTAGTAGCGGATGGCCCTAAGTTGAGGCTGCCCAGCCTTGACTGGCAGGGTAATTTGGAAGGGGTCCACGGTGACGGTGCAGGTCTCCGCGTTAAAATGGATGGCATCGCCGGGGATGACTACTAGCCCCTCCGCCGGGCCGATAGCAGGCAGGGAGTCCAGGAATGCGTCGGCCTTAGTTCGCGGCTCAAATCCGCCACCGCCATCCGCCCCGGGTGCGCCGTCGTTGCCGCGGTCGCCCTTGTCGCCAGGAGGCCCGGCTGGACCGGGCTCTACGGGGAAGTTGTTGATGTAGCGGACGTTGAAATTATTGGTGGTCAGATTCTCGGTCGTATGGTTTGTGACGTAACTGTTCTCAAAATAGGAGTTTCCGCCTACGTTGAACGTCGGGCCGCCGTAGTAGTTGTTGGTGTTGAACTCGGGTTGTGTCCGAAAATCGAACTGCGAGCCCGCGTAGTTGTTGGTGTTCCAATTGTGGGAGTAGCCGGGGAAGTCCGTGAAGCCGCCCCCGCCAGCCCGCGGCATAATGCCTTGGTAGTCGTTGGGGTTCCACCTCCCGCCGCCGGGCTGGAAGCCGCCGGGCAGCTTGCCGGAGTCCGGCTGCACATTCACCTGCCCGCGATGCGTCAGGGGCTGGACGCAATTGCCGAGAGCCTGGACGAGCTGCTTCAGCGCCGCATCGGGTAGAACGCCCGCCAGGGCCTGAACGATAGCCGGCGCGGCTTGCGTAAGCATCAGGCACTGGCTCCCGAGACAGAGATGCCGTAGATCGTTACCGGAGCCGTTGCGGCTTGCGTGCCCCCCAGCGCCACGGCCACATGCCTATCACCGCCCGAGGATCGATCATCCACACGCCCGGCGTAGTGCGCCCGAGCCTCGCCGGTAGCATCGCCCAGCGCAGACCTCTGGCGATTCATGTTGAGGACAGCCTGCGTGCTGCCGCCGGTAGTTGTGAACCCGACTCCGCGGTCGGTAGTGATGGCGTTCGCCCGCGGGGAGCTAGAGCCGTTGTAGTGCAGCCGGAGTTGCAGTTCCGTATTGTCGGACGTTGGCTGATACAGGATCGTCACGGAGCGGTCGCCCTGCTCGTTAACGAGTGGCATAGGGCCAGAGCGATATTCGTACGCGATTGCATTGCCATCATCTGCCAGACCGGAGTGCTTCTTCCACGCCCCGCCAGCCGTGCCGTTGATCTGCTCGCGGCGGCCGTTGATGACCACGTTGCACGCGGAGGTGACGGCGGCTGGGTAGGTTTCCTCCCACCACGCCTTCGTCGCTACGCAAAAGCACAGGGCTCGCACGGGAAGCGAGTCGCCAGTGCGGCAATAGTAGAATCGGATCACCTTGGCGACCGTGTCCGCGTGGACATGGAAGGAAGCCGACTTGGAGAAGTCGATGATGCGGTCGCGCCAGTAGTTGTCCACCGGCACGGATATGGCGTCGACTTGGCTTCCGTCGTACGCATACATGCCCTGCGAGTCCACCAAGAACGCCACGCCGGACAAAATGCCCCAGCAACGGTTGTGCAGGACTCCGCGGTGCGCCGACAGCATGAAGGACGCATCCAGGATCGGCTGCGCGACGTAGGTCAGCTTGTAGAGATGGTTCTTCTGGGCGACCACCAGCTGCGGCCCCAGCGGGATGAGTGCGGTGATCTCGTCCTTCTCCGTCACGTTCTCCTGAAGCAGCAGCTCGTTTTCGGTCGGCACGCTCTCCGGCTCGTCAATCTCGGAGTACATGAGCGCGTTGGGCCGCGCGCCTATGGTGTCAACGGCATACCATGCGCGGTCCTGGAACATGCAGGCCACGGCGAAGTTGCCCGGCGGCACCCCGAACCGGCGGGCGTTGATCTGGCCGCTGGGCATTGTGACCGGCATGAGTCCGTAATCGGCACGCGCGGTGTCCGTCAGGTCGTCATCGGAAAATGAATCGGAATAGGATGTGGTCCCGATGGTCAGCCGAGCGACCCGGAAGAGAATCACGGACTGGTCGGCGGTCGTTCGCCACAGCTCAACGTGCGTCACCCGGGCGTCTAAGGCTGTGGCCGGAAGTGCCCACGTAAATGTTCCGGCCCCGGCCGCGCTATCGACCTCAACTAACTCCGAGATGGAAGACGGGATCGGCCCGCCCATGGACTCCTCTGTGCTGTCCGTAAATCGGATGCAGCACCTGTACTCCCCGGCCATAGACTTGGCCATTGTGGCCTGCGCCTTGGCCGTGGTGTCTGCGACTGCGCACGTTGGCGGCTTGGAGTACTGCCCGCCGCTGATGACGGTCACAGCACTGATGTTGCCGGTACTGTTAACGGTCGCCACGGCGGAGGCGCCGCGACCGCTGGCATCGTCCGTGGCCGCGGTAAATGTCAGCACCGGCGCAACCTTGAATCCCTGCCCGCTAGCCGAGACCGTCACGGCGTTCACCGCGTACTGCATCTGCACGCCCACCACGGCGCCCGTCCCGCCGCCACCGACAATGGTCGCCGTCACGCCGGTCGTTGTGGCTCCCGTCCCGCCCGACAGGATGCGGATGCCATCCACGCGGCCAAGCTGATCCACGTTCACCACCGCGGCCACGCCCGTCAGGCCCTGGCCCGTTGAGAACTGAATGGTCGGATTGGTGGTGGCGTTGGAGGTGTAGCCAGACCCGTGACTGGTGATGTCAACGCTAGCCACCTTCCCAGCCACACCGAGGCTGAAGGCAGCCGCGTTGGCCATGCCGCCAGACATGGTGACGGTTGGCGTTGTGAGATACCCGGCACCCGAGTCCTGCACGCGGACGGCGGTGACCCGACCGTTGAAGACCGTTGCCACGGCCGTGGCGGGGCGAGATGGTGTGCCGCCAGAAAATTGCACTTCGGGCGCCGAGCTATAGCCCACGCCGCTGTTGATGATCTGGACCGCCGTCACCCGGCCTGCACCAGTCGTTGAGGACGTTGTCGCAACGGGCCCAACACTCGGCGGATGAATCCCAAGCGGCACGCTGGTAGTGGCGTCAGGAGAAATGCGTATCCCCCTGCCCATGCCATCAACGCCGTAGAGCCAGTCCTTGCGATCCCGGAAGAAGCACATTGGCCTCACGGTCGAACCAGCAAAGGCGTAGGCCGTTCCGGCAGCCCCGGTTCCGCCGCCACCAGTGAAGGAGATGGTCTGGGCGGAAGTGTTCCCTGTCCCAGCGGAGATAATCGCTATGCCAGAGACGCGCGTGCCGGCCATGATGGCCACGCCAGTGCCGCTGCCAAAAGATACGGTTGGGGGCGCCGTGTAGCCGGATCCTCCGCTGACCAAGGTGACGGTATTGATGCCGCCAGTTGTTCGCGTGGTCAGGACGCTCAAGTCGGCCCTCCAGCTGAGAGAACTCTGCCGGCGGAGTCTTGGAACAGAACAATCTCTACGCCGCGAGACTGTCGGAAAGACGCGAGGATCGGCAGGGTTGCCGACTCGCTGGAGGCGAACGACACCGCGTTCATCCCCGGGCGCACTGTGAGCTGACCGGGGGTGAGTACTTGCAGGTTGACCTGGGTCACCGCAGCGCCTGGGGGCAGTGAGTACTGCCCGGCGTTAGTGGCAAGCCCGGCCCACTTCTCAATGATGATCATACGCCGCGGTCCACCTTGAGCGGGCTGCGCCACCCGCCGTCATGGTAAATCTGCCGACTGCGCCCCGAGAGCGGAGCCAGTTGGTCGCGTTCCAGGGCCATGCGGAGATCGCGCTGGTACATCTGGAGCGCCTTGTCTTCACCAGACTTCCGAATCCTGGCCAGGAAGTACTGGCACGCCGCATCCATAACCGCTCCCATATGAGGCGCGATGTCGATGGGGTCTGTGATGAGGTACTTCGCACTGCCGGCTATTGTGCCCGAGACCTGCGTCTCCAGGGCCGTGGAGCTGGTCACCGAGGTGATGATGGACTCCGAGGCATACGGAGTCAGAGACTCAATCGGCCCGGGGAAGTTAGTTGTGTCACCGACCCGGAGGACTGCGCCATCAAAGCCAGCAACGAACGTGGTAGCCCCAGACAGGGTGACGGTCGTTCCCGAGCGAGCAATGGTCCCAGCCCGGGAGTTCGCCTCATGGCCGGAGTACCGCAGCGACCTGGGCAGCCTGCGATAGGTGAAGTCGACCGTCTCGGTCTTGATCGGGTAGCCAATGAGCTTCATCACCCACTGGCCATTGAGTTGCAAGATCGTCCAGTTGTACGGAGCGCCCGTGGCTTTCCAAATCCGCTCCAGCTTCATCGCCTGATCTGGCGTAATGTAGAGACCGCTCCACCAGTTGTATTCCGAGGACGGCTCGTCCAGGTTCCTGAAGTCTGACGGCATCGGGTACAGCGTGCGATAGAACGTGTACGGCTGCGCTGTCAGGGTCTCCGGGAACGTGACTGCGGGATCTAGCGTCAGGACCGTGCTGGAGGTGCGCTCCGATACCGCGGCGATGCGCGTCCCAATGCGGACATGCCCGTAGACGGCCCATGTTGGCCAAGTGCCGCCGGTCAGGGTGAGCTGGTTGGTCGATGTGCTAAACGAGACCGTGCCCGTCGAATACGGCGGGTCCGTGATGACGCGGCCATGCACCTGATAGCAGGACCAGTCCCGCACCGAGGTGACCTCGTCGTACGCTTTGTGAATGGCAGACCGGATGTCCCGCTGCTCGGCGTCTTGTGGGCCGCCGAACGATGCGGTGATCAGAGATTCGATGAGGTCAAAGTAGGTTAGCATGCGTCACGGTATTTGGATAAGTCACACCGGCAGCGGCGGATCGGGCGGCAAGAGCGCCACCGCATCGGCCCACGGCATGACAACGACGCTCGCGTTCAGCACCGCCTTATCGGCCGCCGCCCACATGGCCTCCAGAAGCCCGCCTGGCCTTACCTCGGTCAGCACGTCCGCACAGAGCATCAGCCGCCCATCGGTCATCTGGCGCGGCACAGGGCGGCACTTGTCGCTCCCATGCTCGGCGTGAATCTCCGCGAGCCGCTGCGCCAACTGGACATCGAACACCAGCGCCCACTGCCGTGAGCCTTCGTAGGAGATCGGTAGCGCGAGGTCGCCGAGCGTCATGGGATGGCCGCTCCGATGGCGTTGTAAAGCGTCGTCACGCGCGAATCCAACAGAGACAGCGTCAGATTTTCGCCAATCGAATAAAAAGCCAGCCGCGCTGCGCTAAAGGATGAGGCACTTCCGTTCGTATTTGCGGCAAAAACGAAAATATTGTTGGCATTTGGAACAACCGACGCTGTTGAAAATGAATTGTTTGTTGATTTAGCGCGCCCCACAACAGCAGTGCTTGCCGAGCGGCTCACTCCTACAAAGTCATCTGACGTGTCAAGTGCAGAAACCCAACTATTAGAACTGCTATTCCTCGCGTTGAAGAAATATCCCAGCAAGGAGCCAGGGTAAAACAGTTGGACAGTGCGCAGAGTTCCGCCTGAGTCGTTAAACACTGCCATCCATGCAGGGAATACGTTGGAATTATTTCCGCTGTCCAGCGTGCTCCCAAACACAGAAGCATGGAAGGAGTTCTGCGGGTCGGCATTACCTGCGCGGTTGGTGTTTAGGTACTTATTGCTGGCGTTGCCAACCAGCCCCGTCTTTCGGTTGTAGTCGCCGGAAACAAAATTGACATTCGTCGGTGCCGTTCCGGCTAGCGGCGTCAACGCACCGGAAAGCGTCCTCGCCCCCATAAGGATGCAGGACGCTTTGATGGCAGACCAGATGCCGTCCGCCTTGCAGCCGACGACGAAGTCGGTGATGGCTTTTCGCACCGCTGGCTCCAGCGACTGCTGATCGGCGTCCTGGACGGCGGCGATATACCGCAGCGCGTCCGTGTCGCCGGAAAGGATCGGGCGAAGCAGTCTGGGGGACATTGGCATCGGCGTCAGCCCTTCAGGACGGCCGTCATGGCGCAGGTGGTGCCGCCGACGATGACGGGCACAACGTAGGGCATGGAGAAACACCCGTCCGGGATGCCAATGCATCCCACGGTGAGGGAGGAAGTCACGGCCGAGCCATCGGCGTAAATCTGCGTCGGGGTCACGGTCGGGTGGACGGTGCCGTGCCAGTTGATGCGCGTGCCGCCCCCGGTGTTGGCCACCATCACCACGCCGCCGGCAAACGGCCCAAACGGAATGCTCCCGGCCGTGGTGGCCGCGGTGGAATTGGCCGTAATAACGACTGACGAATAGTGCCGAGCAATGTCGTTCATGTCCTCCCCTTCAGCTTGTAGGCATGCTTCTCAATAATCTTCTCCCGCAGCTCGCCCTTCTTGGCGCGCGGGTTGGTTTTCAGCGCCTTCCGCATCTCATCCTTGATGATGGACTCGGAAAGCACCGTGGTCTGTCGGGGCGCAGGGCCCGGGTCGTAGTTGACGCTCCCCGACACGCTCATCCGGCGGGCCTTGGCCACGCGGAGAACGTCATCGTTGCTCGTCACCCACGCAGCGGGGTCGCGCCAGCCGCGCTTGTCCGCGATGCCGGCGCAGTAGTACTTGCCGGAGATGTTGATCCCAGCCGACTTGGCTTCCTGGACCATGTAGTTGGCCTGGAGCTTTGGCAGCGCGTCCAGCTGCTGGTTGTTCTGCCGACCCTCCAGGAACGCCCGGTCGGTCCCCTTGGTGCCGGGGGCGATCTGAAGGGCGCACATCGCAGCAAAGCGCTCCGACTGGCCGTCAGCGATCATCTTCTTGTAGTGAGCCCTAACTTCTGGCCGGGCCTGTTCGATCTCAAGCGGGAGCTTCATGCTGGGGGAGCCTCTTGCGCTGGAGCCTCTTGCGGCGGGGGTGCCGGTGGGGGTGGGGTTGGAACCATAAACTCCGACACATCCATCTGGTTGACCTTGCCCCACTGCGTCATCACGCCGTTGAACAGATCGGGCTGTCCGGCCTGGAGCAGCCCTTGGGCTACAGGCATGATGACCTGCATGAACGTGTTGAGGTTCTCGGTCTTGGTGGCGATGTTCGGCTTGCGGCTGCTGCCGGCTTCGACGCGGTAGCTGTACTCTCGCACCACGGACTCGGGGTCTTCGGCCTGGACATGCATCTGCCACGCCTGCGCCGCCATGTTGCCCAGGAGCGGAGCAACGTCCTGCGGGTACACAAGCCACCGCGCCAGGAGGGCCTCCTTGCGAGAGACCTCGGACAGAGCGTCTTCCAACGTATTTGCGTAATCGTCCGGCCTGACCGAAATCTGCTCGCTCTTCACGGCCGCCTCTGCGGCACTCCTGAAGGACGCCCTGGTCATGCCGTAAATCAGCTCGGTCAGACCAACTCTTCGATCAAAGAGATTGGTGACCTCGGAGATGATGTTGTACATGTCCTGGGTTACCCCAGGCATCTGGAAGACCGAGATCACATCGTTCACCGAACGACCAACGGCCTCGGAGATTTCTACGATGTTGAATCCGCCCTCGCTTCGCTCCAGGATCTTCGCCTTCAGGTCAGGATCCGCCGCCTTGGCCACACCAATGAGTGTCTGCGAGCTGGTGGCAATGCGCGTGGCAAGGAAGCTCATCGCCCAATTGATGAATCGAAGCTCCCCGATCCCGGGTTTGATGAGACTGATCGGCCAGGAGTATCCAGGCGCACCGTGCCACGCCAGGAGAGTGAACGGCCAGCCGGCCGGCTCTGCCCAGAAGGGAGCCGGCCACTGGGCGGCCATGAACATCGTCGGAGGAACACCACTCTCGTCCACTTCCTCCTGGAGCATGGAGGGCGGGATGTTGAGCGGGTATTCGATGCCTTCCGCAACGACGAGGTAGCAGTTGGGCCCAAGAGCGTCGAACTTGCCGCGGAGATCCTTGTCGGAATCCTTGAGCCGATCACCGAACCCGGTCTTGGAGTAAATCTCCCAGTAGGTGATCAGGTCGTTCGTCTTGCCGTTCTTGCGCTTGTATTCGTAGCCGCGGATTCCCTCATCCGCTCGGGAGGAATAGGACTCCAGGTGGCCCTTGAGATCCTCGCGGTCCAGGCCAAACTTGGCCGCCACCTCATCGATAGGCTGGGTCCGCTTGCGGGCTGCCCAGCGGATGTCCTCATACTCGTCGGCGTCGGGATCCCACACCAGATTGTCGATTGTGTCGTAGAACGACCCTGCGAAGCGCACCTGCCCGCCAGGGGGCTGGTACAGCTCATGCCACCACACGCCAGCACCCTTAATGAACGCCTCTTCCACCACCTTCCGGGAGTGCTGCTTGAGGTTGAGTTCGTTGGGGGTGTAGTTCAGGTAGTCTTCCAGCAGCTTGGCGATCAGCTTGCGGCGCTCCCACATCATGCCCTGCTGCTGCATCATCTGCTGATACATCTGCATGCCGGGGTCCGGCATCAGCACCGGCTGACCGTCAGGCCCCATCACGGGCTGGCCGTCCGGTCCCATCTGCGGGATGGGGGGCTGGGGCTGAATCCCCAGGAGAGCCGGCCCGATAATCGGGTACTCCTTGGGCGTCACCGTCCGCGACGGATTGCGGTGGTGGATGACGCTGGCAAAGAGCCGGACGGCCTCCCAGACACGGTTCACCACCATGCGAAAGGGCGGGGGGTCGATGCCTTTGTTGTAGCCCCGCTCGCCCCGGGAGAACTCGCTGCCCCACATGGCGTCCGGGTCGGATGAATAGAACCCCATCGCCTCCCGGGCGTCCTTGGAAAACGGCTCTTTGTGCTTCTCTGCTTGCTTAATGCAGTTCAACCACCGTGCCACTATGGGGCGCAAGGGATTTTCTTGGCTCAACCGACCACCTTCCAATCAGCCGCACGGCGATTCTCGGCATGGCGCGACACCAACCGAGCGGCGTGATCTTCCCCAGATAAACGGGCCACTTCCTTGCGCAGAGCCCACAGCTCGCGCAAAACGTCGGCGTGCAACTTCTGGTGCTTGCCGTGCCGCACCACAATTAAGTTTTCCGGCCTATTGTCGCCGTGACGGCCGTTGATGTGATGCACCTCGTCCTTGGGGTGCAGCCATCGGCCGAGTGCGTCAGAGGCTACCATGCGATGCTCCGCCACGTAGCCGCCCTTGTTAGCCTGCCGATGCCCAGGCTTGCGCAAGAAAACGTAGCCGCGCTCATCGACGTATCGCCCGCCACGCCAGTTCCAGTGCTCCGGACCGCGCGGGGGGCGGTGCTTGCCAGACCCCTTGGGAATTCCAAGCTCCACAAGACGGCGCCGCACGGTGCTGCCAGAGCAGCCGTACATCTTCCCGATTTCGGCCGCGCTTTTGTCTTGTTCATGGTGAAGCTCGCGCAGCCTCTCCTTGCCAACAGAATGCAACTTTGTGCGGCCCTTCCAGACGGGATGGCCCATTTCCAGTAATTGCCGTTCGATAGCCTTCTGAGACGGCATTCCTGGAATGCGAGCTATATGCGACAGCGGCATGCCGCCGGCATGCAGCTTTGCAGCTCTGGCAACGTCAAATACGGCTTTGGAAGGCATGCGGGTCTCCTACCTACTATTGCCCTGATCAGCCCTTTTTAGGGGCGACCGCGGCAATCTTCTTTTCCAGCAGGGAAACCCGCTCCGAAAGCATCGCCAGGGCCGGATCCTTGGGGCAATGCTCCCAAAACCCGTAACGCTTCCACTCCTGGAACTCGTTGACCCCCTCGTCCCCGACATGGTGGACCGAGGGCTTGAGGACCACCCCCAGCTCGCCCGACATGGCGAACAGGTTCAGGGTCCGGGAGCCGACCTTGCAGACAATCGCCGGGGACGCCTCGGCGCCCTCATGGGGGCGGAACAGGACAATCTCACCGACACCAGCCTTGGGCATCTCATAATTCATCGCTTCAAACTCCCTGTGGGGGCCAAGAGAATGCACGGGTCTTCAGACTTGCGTTGCCGTGCCAACCGTTCCGCCCGCCATTTCACCCACCACGGCTCCTTGCCGGGGCGGTTCGGGGGTGTGTGGTACTTTGGTTCGTACGCGCAGAGGTATTCCAGCGTCTGCGCGGCATGCACTTCACCGCGTGTCTGCGGCTCGTCGGTGATATAGACCGTGCCGTTGACCGTGGTGGTCTTCTTGCGATACCGCTTCAGCTCGCGGACGAGGTTGGGGCAGGCCCCCTCCAGGATTCGCAGGCGGGCCGTTCCATCTCCCCGAACATGGAACATCTGTCGGACCAGGGCCGTGCGGGCCGGAATGTCATCGGAACCGGGAATGAACTGGTGGCCCGAGATGGCGAACTTGATGCCGCGCTTCTTCAGCTCCTCGGAGTACAGCTCATGCGGGAGCCTGCCAGAGCCCAGGTCGCGCAGCGCGCCGCCGTGCATGTCCATGATCGCGGCGTAGATCCACTGCTCGTTCGCCTTGGCTGCGAACTGCTCGCCCCAGATGAGTGCGTTGCAGTTGCGGATATACAGCTCGTCGTAGATGAGTAGGAACTTCTCGTCCGGCGGGACGGCCGCAAAGAGCGTGGCCATCACCGCATGCCCCGGATCGATGCCGACATAACGAGTCCAGTCCGGGGGAATCTGCCCGTCCGGGAGCGCCGAGCGGTCCATCATGTGGATGGAGGCATTGAACGTCGGGTACATCAGCGTGGACTGGGTGGTGAACTCACCCTCGGCGCGCATGCGGAGTTCGTCTGCACCGAGAGACGCCCAGCGTTCGATGTTCTTCCGCTTCTCCTCGGGGTCGATGGCCGCGTTGTCAAGGAAGCGGAGCGTGAACTTCTTGATGATCGGGTCTTTGATCCCGTCCTCTTCCGCCTTGTCTGCCCGCTCGCACAGCCCGAGGAGCGCATCATTCCGGGAATGGGGCATGGCCGACCAAACAAAGCGGCCCTTGCGATCCGCAAGCCGAGCCTGCATCTCCCCGACCCACCGCTCGTTGTTCAAGTCCTCGTCCAGCCAGACTAGGTCGGCCTGGAAGCCTTGCGGAGGTTCTCCCTCGGAGGAGAAGCAGTAGATCGTCCAGCCGTTGTTCAGCTCGGCCTTGTTGAGGTAGCCGGCGTTCTTCTGGACCCAAGACATGTCCTTGATCAGTCTCGGAGGAATGAGCGGCGGGGCGGGCTTGGCCTCGGCCTTCCTGGCGTCATCCGGCCCAGGACGAAACGCTCTCCATGTCCCGGTCACTTCGTCCCGAAGGATCTTGAACGCCCCGGCTTTGAACAGGATGTTGTGAATCACCATTCCGATGTGCTGCCAGTTCCGGCCGACGATCACCAAGTTGCCGTTCTCCTTCGGGTACTTCCCGTAGGGATCCTGGCCCGTCGCCGCCCTGGCAGCCTCAACGGCAACGCAGAGCGACTTCCCCGCACGGTTGCCGCCGAGGACGATCCGCTCGCTCGCAATGCACTTGTGGATCTCATCCTGCCTGGGCATCGGCACGTACAGACGAAGAGCCTCCAGCCGACGCTCCGCGAGCGCCGACTGAACGTCCTTCATCTCCGACAGGGCGTGCTGAGTCAGCCCGCCAATCGGAGCGTCAGGCGTCGGGGGTGGCGGGACTTTGGGATGCTTTTTCATTTACCTGTCGCATCGTCATGGGCGTCCATTCCCCGCAGCCCTGGCGCTTGTCCAACAGAGGAAATTCCCACATTCCCAATCGGGCTTGCGGCGGGAACCGCCGGCACTCCCCCACCAACGCTTCCGGCTTCGACACTGCCCAATAACGGCAATCCTGGCACTGCATCGACCACCTCAACTTTCTGTAGGTTCATCGCTGCCTCCAGCACTTGCCGGCGCAGCTCGGCTTCCAACTCTTCTTCGCTCATCAGCTCAAGCGGTTTCTTGGCCCCGCCCATGGCGGTGTTGCCGACCACAAGACGCATGGTTGAATCCAGCATCTTGGTTCTGAACGCTCCACCGGCAGGGGAGTCGTAGAACTGCTTCATCCAGGCGTTGGCAAAACCTCGGACCCCGCCGAAGTATTCCATCATGCATTCCAGCAACTCCGAGGAGTGCGGAATGTTCGCCCCGCCGACGCGGGCTGCGGCGATGAAGGTCTTCACCGCGCCGCGTTCGATCTCGTCTAGCTTCTTGTTGCGGCGCTTAGAGCGTCCTTCCTTGACGCTCTTGTTGCGGCACTTGCGGCAACGGGCGTGCAGGCCGTCCTTCGACTTGTGGAAGTATTCCGAGGTTGCGGGAAACGAAGTCCCGCATTTGACGCACGCTCTATATTCCGACACGCCAGACGTTGCCAGTCACGGAGGGCACCAAGCCGCAATCCTTTACGGCTCGGGCCACATCCGGGAAAGAGTGGTAGTCATGCCCCGCCAGGACGAATTTCGCCTTGGGCTTCCAGGCTTCGATGTCAGCCTTCACGGCTTCGTAGGTGTGCTCGGCGTCGATGTAGACGATGTCGAACTGCGAATCGGTGAACTGCTTGGCTGCTTCCGGGGAGCGGAGGATCGCATGGCCGATGCCGTACGGCCTCACGTTCTTCTTGAACACCTCCAGGGGAGTGCCCCGAGAGCCGTCGTACGCCTTCGTCCCCTGGTCGCTAGAGCCCTCCCAGGTGTCGACACAGAGAACCCTGGCTCCGGCCTTGGCCATGATGATCGCTGACCTGCCGGCCCATGCGCCGACCTCGCAAACATATGGCGGGCGGCCATGCTCCTTAGTAAAGGCAGAGACCATCTCATGGATGGCCCGAGCGTCTTCGTCCGGGAGGTCCATCCCCATCGAATCGAACGTGACCGGGAGATCCGGGCCGCGGAAGTCCACAATCTTCACGGACGAATCGAAGCCAGCCTTACCGTCATCCAGAAGCTTCTTGCTGACATCCTTGGCCTCCACAACCACCGGCTTGCCAACGCACTTCGGCTTCCAGTGACCAGCCCAAGCGTCCCAGTTGCAATAGATGGGGTTGTAGCCCAGCTGCTTCTCGCCCACCAACGACATGTCGCGGGTGGCCGTGACATCCTCTGTGGATGCCTTGTCGGCGGCGTACTTGTCGGTGAACTCATAGTAGAACCAAGGATTGCTGCCCTTGCCCTTTGGTTCCGTGAGTGCAAACGCCCGCATGTCGAACAGGATCAGCCCGGTGGGCAGAGCGGCGCAAGGCTGAATGCCGGCCATCTTCACCGCCGTGTGGCGGTCATACATCTCCAGCTGAAAGTCAGGGTTGGCGTTCTCGCTCTGGGCGTTCTGCCAGCGGAAGACGTACACGCACTCCTTCGGCGGGGGCCCGCAGTACGGAGCGCCGATGACGCAAGGCCCCTTGTGATAGTGCTGGACGAAGAAGTCGAACGATGAGTCGAAGAAGGGCTTCGATCCTTCTCCTCCCAAGTCGGGCTTCATGTCCGAGTCGACCATCAACAAAATATCCATGCCGTACTCCCGGGCCATCAACACGGCCCGGTTTCTGGTCATGGTGATCGGGGTGTCAGCAAGGTTCCAAATGCGGATCTCCGCAATGCGCTCGTCGCGCGACATCTTGCTGACCAGCGGTGTCATCCACTCACGGATGTCAGGGACTTCAGAGGAAATCCCGCCGTTGCCGCCGTAGGAAAAGGTGCAGATTCCGACGTTGAACTTCTGGATCATGCTCACCTCGGGGGAAGTGAATAGTCTATCAGACTACTGTACGGATGTCAACCATAGTTGAACAGTCCGGCCAGTGGGTTCTGCCAGCCATCCGCCACCATGTCGCCGGCCTGCCTCCACATGCCTCCGAAGTCATACTGCTGGGGGCCCTGCTCCATGCCGGCCATGTACTGGAAGTCGCGGTCGTTGATGTTTTGGATGAGCGCATCGCGCTGACCGAATAGCGGCGTGTCGGTCACGCTGCCATCGAAGTTCTGAAAGGCTGCCTGGAAGGGTGGCGGCCTGTATCCATCGGGCATGTACGCCAGATTGCCTGGACCTTCGCCACCGAATGAGTATGCGGGCGTGCGATAGGTAGGCTCCATGCCCATCATCGGAGCGTTGTTCCAGGCATCTGCGAAGGCGGTGTTCGACGGCCTGGGATACCCCATGGCGTCTCCACGCATGCCGGGGCGGAACGGCATGTCATCAGGGTTTGCCGCCATGTATCGGGGATCTGTGCCGGCGGCGTATGCGGAATCGAATTGCGGAGGCGGAGGGCTACCGCTCGCGATTCGGTCCAGCTCATTCATGCGTAGCATCCACTCGCGCTGCTGGCGGCCGTTTTCTATCTCGGCGGCCATGTACCCAAGCTCGCCAGGACGCCAAACCCGCTCCGAATCAACGAGGTTATTAAACTCGTCATGCCTTCGCGGCGGGCGACCGCCCATGCCGTCCCTAAATAGCGGGGGCGGGGGGCCGGCATCCGCCATGCGTTGCCTCAACTCTTCGGCTT